CGCCGTAGTAATAGTAGTAGCCGTACCATCCATATAACTAACAACAGTTGTTGTTGCAGTTGCTGTTGCTGCTCTAACGGTTTTAACACCTTCTATTGCAACCAATTGGTTTCCTTCAAAATTAGTATCCGCGTCACCTTTGATATTTAAAAATTTTTGCATAATAAAAAAAATTACAAAATTTTGTGAGACTATTCTCGGTACAAAGATACAACTTTTTTAAGACTTAGACTTTAAGGTTTTTTCTAAAAGTTTAAGAGACTCAATACCTTCATCACTGCGTAAAAACTCCGCTACCATTGCTAAAGGATCTTCTCCTGCAGGTATGGTAACCATTCTACTTTTATTCTTTTCAAGATTAAAATGAATACTTTGTTTTTTACTCTGCAATAATCCTGCATCAAAAAACTCCTGTACTGTAGATTGTAATTTAATCTGAGGGTCTTTAATGATATTTAAAAAATCATGTGGATAGTTTCTAGCATAAACCAACATATCTCTTTTTAACTCTGCAGTAGTAAGTTTCGAAACATCTCCAAGTAGAACTCTTCCTATCGTTTCTAATTGCTCAATATCCATCTTTTTAGCCTCAATTAAAGCATCTACTTCTACGGAAAGAATTTCCATATCTTTTTTAGCATCTTTTTCTTTGTTTATTTCTACAAATCTAGTTCCGTTTAATGGGTGTATGGATAAAAACTTTTGTAGTGTTTGATTGGTTTTGCTAACATTTAAAAACCCGTCTTCAAATACGATAGGCTCTAAAATAACATTGCCATCTTGCTCATCTTCAAAAATTGATTTTTGATTTCGTGAATAACGTAAAGCTCTATTTTCTCCCGTTTCTTCATCAAACCACAATAAAGGAAATCTTTTTGTGTGTCTTGTAGGTAGCATATAAGATAAGGGCGCTACATCATCTTTTAGTTTATAACTTTTGTTTACAAACTTTTCTTTTGTTATTGTTCTCATTTCTAATTTAATTTAATATAATTTATAAAAAAAAGATAGGGGGCATTTCTGCCCCCATCTTTATCAAATACTAATCCTTGAATAAGAAGAAGTTATTTGCACCAAGTGTACAAACAGCTCTTTCTGACAAGAAATGTACTTCCATCGCATCTAATGAAGAAGTTCTTGCTCCTCCCGCTGAACCTGTAATCCACGTTTTGTATCGTCTATCTTCACTTTGTGAAGCACGGTATCTAACATGTAAGAAAGGTCTCTTAGCGTTCTTACCAAGAATTTGGTCATAAACAGATGTAGAACCCGCAGGTACTAATAATCCATTCACTCTACCTGAGCCTGCAATTGAAGGCAAGTTGCCTCGCATAGTAGGGTCATTAAGATATTTCCAATCTGACTTATAAAAATCATATCCTCTTCGGAATCCTGTAAAACCTAGGTTTAGTGCCATCTCTTCGTCATTGTCAAACAATCCGTAAGAAGTACCACCACCACCGTAAGAGTTTTGTGAAGCTAACATGTCATCGATATCAAAACCGAAGTCTCTGTTTACAAACACAACATTCTCTTCAATAGCACCTTGGTTATCTAGTCGTGAAATAATTGCATCCCAATCTGCTAACGCAACCGGGTTTCCACCACCCCAAACATTTCCTCTTGCATTTACTGTGTAGAAAATACCATCAGATCCACTTTTGTCAGCAACACCTGCTCCTACACCCGGAACAAGTCCTTGTAAAAAGTCAGATGCACCTGAAGCTGCTTCTGCCGGCACTGCTTCAATCATAGCTGTTTCAAGATAATCGTCAAAACGTAATCTTGTTTCATGCTGTGATTTTAGATACCATAAGTATCCTGTTGCACCATCTTCAGTAGTTACTTCAATCCATCCTATTTGAGCCATATCAGAACCTGATACTGCATATTTATCTTTTATGATAATTGGTTTATTATCAAAGATTTCATCATCTGCCTCTAAAGAACCTTCCATGCCGGTTTTTCCTTTCATAAACTCAGAACCATAAATAAATACAGTTACATCGGAATTTCCTACAAGTGTTGTAGCAGCCGCTGAACCTGCCGCCTCATAATAAGCTACACTAAATTGGTTAGCTGCTAAACCTGCTGCTACACCTACTCCTGTAACAACCGCTTTATTAGAGCCTGCACCATTATTCCAAACAACCATAATAGTTTGATTAACTCTAACAGCTATAGTACCCGTTCCCGGAACTAAAGCATCATTAACTTGGAATGTTTGAATTGCTTGGCCTGCGGGATTAACCGCTGCACCACATTGAGTATATTTTGTATGTAACCTTCCTTGTTCAGCCCATTTAATAAGGTCTGAATTAGAAGGCATTTCTGCACCTACTAATCTCAAAAACGAAGAGATTGTTCGGTTTCCATATCTTTCAAATTCTTTTTCATACGTATCTGGTAAATATTGTTGCATCCACGTAAAGTCAGCACTTGAAAGATAATTGCTATCTAACGCAACTTGTTCCGCACTTGGCTGTAATGCAAAGCCCGGAGTTGCTAAAACTGATCCTGCCATAATTTTGTTATTTTAAATGTTATAATTATTACTTTCTTTTTAAACTTTTTATTTTTAATCCTCTCCCTGAATCACTAGGATTCACAGAACGAATCTTCATCCCCCCTTTCGATGCTACTTCAGGAGCTTTACGTTCAGACATATTTATATTTTTTGTCTTACGCAATACCTCTTCGGTTGCATGAGATTGACCCTGCTCATAAAAGAACGAGGCAAATTTCTGAGGATTCATCGCAATGGCTAAAGCCTTGTGGTATCCTGCAGCATCTTTAATATACCCATCTTCCCCTATATATTTATTTAAAAAATTATAAGGACTTGATTGATCTTTTTTAAGAGCTGCAACATCACCCGGAGAATAAGTTATTTTTTGGTCGTTTACATTAAATTCAAAACCTTTGAACTCACTCCCAAAGACTTCATTGGTTTTATTAGTAAACCAATCGCGTCGTTTAGCATTTTCTCTTTCCGTGTTTTTAGCGTCTTGCAAAGATTGATCGTAAGCTTTTAGTTTTTCTAATTCAACTTCAGGAACAGAAGTTCCACTTGACTCAAGTGGTTCTTTGTAGTATTCCTTTTGTTTATTAAAATACTTTTTTGCTTCCGCAATCTTTTTCTTTTTTGCTAATTTTATTTTTCTTACTTCAGATTCATCGTTTAAATCATCATGGTGATATTCAGTCATTAAGTCTTGAATATCTTCAGGGTCTAAACCTTCTTCTGTTGCAGTCAAATATTGTTTTAGCAATTCATCAGGACTAAGGTCATTGAAGTTTGTGTTTAATTTTACATAATCCTCAAAACTTCGTCCTGTTTCTTTTCTATACTTTAAATAAGCAGATACGTCTTCAGGTAGTGGCTCACTCTCTTTTCTCTCGGCAAACAATTCATCTACTGAATTTATCTCCTTATTGTATCTATTTTTAATATGTGAAAGAACATCTTCATCGGTTAACTCTCTAGGAGTTTCTTCCGCTTTAACTTCCTCTTGTTTTTCTTCTACACTTGGAGCTTCTTCCTTTTTAACTTCTACTGTCGCTTCCTCGGTAGTATTTTCTTTTGTTTTAGATAGGTTAACTTTACTTAACCCACCATCTGCGGCTTCTTCTTGTTGTGCCTCATGTTTTTGTAGTAGCTCTTGCTCTACTTCTGCTTGTGATTTTTCAGGCGTACTAGACACCTCTCTTACTTTTATTTCCATTAGATTATATTTTTATACAAAGTTAATAAATTTTTTAATACAAATTTAGACATATTTATTAGTCACCTTTCCCGCCTTAGTATTAGCCACAACGGTTTTGTATTTGCCATATTTTTTCTTTTTCTGAGCGGTGGCAGCTCTTTCCGCTTTAGTCATAGAGTTAGCTTTAGCCAAGGGCAAACAACGGTCAGGATTCTTTTTATTTTTACTTGTACCACATTCTCCAAGTATAGAACCATCCGTTCCTATACGAACCCATTTTTGCTTTAACCATTTTTTTAATTCACTCATTTCTTTTTAGTAGAAGTTAACTTTCTCAACATACCATCTATTTTATTAGCTTGAGCTTTATGCATAGCTGAAGCTTTTTTTAATTCTTGAGAAATAGTTTTTAATTTTTTCTTGTCTATCATAATTATTTTTTTTTAGAATTTTTAGCATAGTTAGGGTCTTTACAATATTTACTTGCCGCCAAGTTTGCATACGCACTTGGGTAAGTATCAAAAGTTCTTTTGGCCCACGCAATTCCTTCAGGGCATATTTTATTTCCTTTTCTTTTTGTTTTTAATTTTGCCATATTTATCGTGGTGAAAATTGAGATAAATCAAAACCATCTAAGCTATCTTCATTGGACTCAAAGTTTTGCGCCGGCAATCCTCTTTGTCTTTGCTCTATTAGTTTACTTTGTTGAGTATTTTGTTGATCTATACGTTCTGCTTTAGCGTCTTCTCTTTGCGTTTCTCTTCCCTGTAGAGCTATTTCGGATGTATCTCTCAATTTAAGGTTATACATAAACTCTTGCTCCATTAATTGAGCTTTAAGAGCAGCTTCTCTTTGCATCTTCTCTATGTCAAAAGCAATCTCTGCCTGCTTAATTTGCATCTTAGATTGTCCTTCTGCTTGTATTTTTTGCATCGCTATTTGTGCAGCCAACTGCTGAGACTGTTGATTTATTTGAGCTTGTTGTTGTTGCTTCATCATATCATTCTGCATATCTTGACGCTGCTTTTGTTTTCTTTTAAGTTTCAAAAGCTGATTAGCAAGTTTTAAATTTCTCAACTCTCTAATATCTAAAGCATCTTCTAAGTTAATATCTTGCTTACTTAATGCCATTTGAATATTTTGTTCTAGTTGAGCTTTTTCTTCTTCATCCGGTGCAACTTCAATAAATATGCCAAAATCATATATATATAAATCCTTACTATCTTCTAAAATAGACACATTGTATTTTCCAATTTGATTAATAAAATTATCTTTAAAATCAGAAAATTGTAAAATATCTCCCACCCTATATGATAAAGCTTCTGCTAAACTTCTATACATATATAAACTACCATCCAAAATATGTCTTGTGGCAGTATTAGAATTTAAAGCAGCTAGCTTTTGAACTCCCACTAAAGCATCCGGATCAGGCTTAGAACCATCTCTAGCTTCATTTAATCCCGTAACACTACGAATCATGTTTAGATAATGATTATAGTTACCTATTAACATTTGAGTTTTGCTCGCACCTGAATTAGAATTTAATTCTCTTATAGGAACTTTGCCATGGTTATACTCACCATCTTGTGTAAAACTTCTACCTATTACACTACCGGTTTGAAAATACAATCTTAAAGCATCTTCAGGATTATAAGCATTGCCCGTTCCTAAGTCCACTTCATTAAGTCCGTCAGCATCAATATAAACACCATCAGGAACAACACGCGAAATAACTTGTTGTAATTTTAAATGAGTCATTTGAATAAGGTCGGCAAATGGAATCATTCTTCTAACTAAAGATTCTATTACACCTTTGTACATTCTAGGAGCTACAGCTACATAATTAGGGATTGCATATTGATTAGCTGATTTTGGCCTAACCATATTTTCAGCAAGCTCCCACTTTAATATAATGTTTGTTCCCATTACCATTACTCCGTTATACCACACATCAATAGTTTTCTCAATTTTTTCAAACCTTCCCTCTTCCATCATTTCTGTTGGAGGATTAAATTGGTCATCTTTTTCAATCATCTTAGTATTACCTGACTCAGTAATCTTTTTTTTGTAAACTATCTTTTGTGTTGTTTTGTAATTAAAGTACATTAAAGTAGCAGTATCTCTATAAAATATATTATTCTCGTAATATTGAGCTGTATTATAATAATCATACCAAGTTTGACTGTATTGAGATATTTCTTTTAAATCTTCTTTAGTTAAACTAGGATCTATTTTCATTAACTCTACAATAGGAAGGGTTTTAATTTCTCCCCAATAAAAGCAATCTTTAAAATGTGGGTCTTCAGTATAGCTATAAACAATATTAGCAGGATCTACATACTCAACCTTAACTCCTGCGCCGGGTAAAAATTCATGTTTAGCTACTCCAATACCCAATACAGTTAAATCATAATCAAATCTTTTTCTTAAATCAATGTATTTGTTGTTATCAAATAATGTATCAATAGCCTCTTCTTGAGCAATTTCTATTGCAGGCTTATAATTAATTTGCATGTATAAAGCTAACTCTTCGTCGCTTTCAGGTAGTTCATTAGGATCCATTGAATAAGGATTAAACCCTCCACGCTTTTGAATGACATCTAGCATAGGTTTAGCGGCCATTTGCCCTTCAATCATTTCTTGATACTTACTTCTCTTAGATTGAGACAAAGCATCTTGAGCATAAGCGTTTACCTTGAACAAACGATCTGACATACCATTAACTACAATATCTACAAACTTAGGTAAGATAGGGACAGGTGTCCAATCAAGATTTAAATAAGACAAGTCACCATCTACCGCAAGTTCATTCTTGTATTTTTTAATAGACTGCTCTCCACGTGCATATAACCTTAATCTATTATACTCCCCCCATTGATTATAAAATCTGCATTGATTTCCATCTTTACGAAACCATTCGTACTGTATAGCTTGACCTATTTGTAAGCCAAACTCAGGTGTTGCTTTTTCAGCATCCGACACAAATT